ACAGAATTAAAGTTATATAATCATGCTGTGGATAAAAATTTGCCTATAATTGGTATTTGTCATGGTGCTTTTTTTATCGCAGAAATAAATGGTTCAATATGTGCAGATGTTAAAGGACATAAAGATACAGAACACATGATTAATATGGAAGATAAAGAATTTATAGTAAATAGTTCACATAATAGCAAAATTACAAAACTTGGTAAAAATTTTAATATTATAGCCACAGATAAAGAATATAATATAGAAGCATTTAAGCACGATAAAAAGTCAATTTGGGGTATGTTGTGGCATCCAGAGAATATGAAAAATGCTGTATTACCTTTGGAACTACACACATTACTGATGTAAGGATACAAAATGTCAGAAGAAATTAGTTTAGCAGAATTGGAGATTCAGTTTCCATATGATCCTGAGACAGATACAATCAATCAAAAACTACCAGAACCAATAGTTTTTACTGGAGATGTGATTGAAATTACCGAATGGAATGTTTTTTCTGTTAGATCAAAAATATTAGGATATAAAAGTTTACATTTTGTAGGTAAAATTAATGTAAATAATCAAGTAATGGACTATTACAGTGGTCCAGTAAAAACATATGATCCAAAAAATGATTGGTGGATACAAGATGAACAATTTGTTTGTCCAGGGTGTAAGAGAATATATTATAGACTTGTGGGTTTACGAAATATCAATGCGATGATTACTAAAAATATTATACCTAACATGGATAATCTTGATATTACACTTGAAGAAAATTTTTATGTTTATAAAAAAACGGAAGATTCACCGGTATATCTATAAATGAGAAAAAATAATAGTTTTATAGGTAAAGAGGCAAGCGTTACGACAACAAAAGCGTCGGGTATTTCTAGTAATATCAATAAATTTAACTACACAAAAGGTGGAGTCTGGCCATATACATTATTGAATAATGTACCTTCTTTGGTTGAATATTTGGTTGTTGCTGGAGGTGGTGCTTCAGGTTACTATGTGTCTGGTGGTGGTGGTGCAGGTGGATTTAGAACTGGAATTTTTCAAATTACACCAGCAACTAGAACTAATAGTTTTCCTATTGTTATTGGTGGTGGTGGTGCCGGTGGATCATCTCTTTACGATTTAGTTGGAAGAAATGGTGGAGATTCTAGATTTGCAAGTATACATTCAGTTGGTGGTGGCGGGGGATGGTCATATACTTCTATGATCGCTACTATACCTGTTCGGGCATTTGTTGATCATGGAGGTACTGGAGGTTCTGGTGGCGGAGGAATGCCAAATGGGCCCGGTTTCGTTTTTGTTGCAATGAATGGCGGATCAGGAATTGCTGGGCAAGGGTATGATGGAGGAAAATCAGGATTTTCTTCTACCAGTGTGTATCCGTATAGAGGCGGCGGAGGTGGTGGAGGCGGTGCCGGAGGAAAAGGAGGTGATTATATTGAACCTTACGGTAATCTGCCGAGCAGTGGAGGCCCGTATTTACCCGCTGGAGGACTTTGCGCAACATCAGATATAACAGGAGTATTAACTGAGTACGCTGGAGGTGGTGGAGGAGGAGGATATACTGGATACGGATATAACGGATATAACATCGTTGCATCTGCCGGCGCGGGCGCGGGTAGGGGCTCGTCTTCCTCCTACAGTACTATAAATCAAAACGCCTCTATTCCAAATAGAGGTAGCGGCGGCGGCGGTAGTGCTGGTGGCGGTTGTGGTGCTGGTTCTAGCGGCGTAGTAATTTTAGCATATCCTACAGCATTCGCTGCGATAACGACAATTACAAATTTAACATATTCTGTGTCAACAACATCACGTCCTGGTTACTATGTCTACACATTTACAGCACATTCAGGAAGTAGCGGAACTATAGCATGGTCATAAATAAGGAAAAATAAATGTTGTATAGTTATAAAAAACAATATCCAGAAGAGTTGCCGTTTAGAATAGAATTGCCTAACGGTTTTACTAGAACTGATCCTTCATCATTTACTGAAGAGGAACTTCTATCTGCTGGATATGTTAAAGTGCCACCAAAACCAATATTTGATGAATCTAGGCAAAAATTAATTTGGACAGATGAATATTGGGTAATAATCGATAAGACTGAAGAAGAAAAGATCGATCTTATACAAGAAGAGTGGAATAAAGTAAGAGAAAAAAGAAATCAATTAATAAAAGATGTTGAGTGGAGATACGACAGATATTTTAGAATAGAAAGATTGGGCGGAAATCAAATAGATGAAATTAACAAATTAGATTATTATGTTCGTGCTTTGGCAGATTTACCACAAGCACAAGAAAATCCATTCAAATTAATATGGCCAAAATATGATGCGCCAGATTAATCATAAATATATAATAATTTATAGGAAAATTTAATCTAAAATGATAACACCAATCGTAACTGATGCTATAACAATAGGTAGTTTCAAAAATCCAGGTCAACTGAATTTGATTGGTGATGGAACTGTATCAAATGTTTTAAACATTAATACATTATCAATAAATGGAAAAGTTGGTATCAATAGTGCGAATGGTGTAATAAATTATGGCAATTCTGGGCAAGTTTTAACTTCAACTGGTGCAAACTCTGTTCCAAATTGGGCAAATGCTGCTACTACATATCAATTACCTGTTGCTAGTGCGTCTACATTAGGTGGAATAAAAGTTGGATCAGGATTAAGTATGAATGTAGAAACAAGTGTACTCAGCAGTACTAGTGTGGGTGGTGTTACACTAGCAGCAGTAATTATAAATGCAATGGTCTATGGTTAAGGAATAAAAGATGCCTAATTTAACTACTACAACTTCAATAGAACCAAAAACATTAACACTTACAGTACCAACATCTGATACTTCTACTGGTTTATCTGTTGGTGCAAATCAAGTAATTAAATTAAACAGTATTATTGTAAGTGGCACATCTAGTTCAGTAGATGTTACTGTATATGTGGTAGTCAACTCTGTGATTGGTTATCTTGCAAATGCTATAACTATTCCACCAAAAGCAACACTTGTGGTATTATCAAAAGATACTGGCGTTTATTTAGGAACAGGTAATACTTTAAACATATTTGCTGGAGGTAGTGGTTCATCAGCAACGATATCATATGAATTAATTACAACATCTGCGTAATTATGTTTAATAAAGCACAAAGTTCTTTTAGTGGCGGCATTGTTGGTGAATCGGGAAATAACGGATTTCAATTTGATAATTACATTGATGATTTAACTGGAAAAGAATCCGATTATTCTGTATATCCCAGATATCAGTCTTTTATTGGTTATAGACCAGGAATCTACAACTTAAAATCACAATATAACTTCAAAAGTCTTAAACATTGGGCTAAAAAACCATGGTATGTAACTGTCGGAGAAACATCCTCTACTCAAGATACAACCGGTTGGACTGGACAAATATTCCCATATAGTTTAGTGGGTATTCACAATTACGGTGGACCAATTATTGCAGCAAATACATTAAAACCAGGTGATTTTATATTGTGGTTAACAACGTCATACGCTACAAATTATTATCCATTTGGTTCTAGTCCGCGTATAGGACTAGATAATAATACTTCTATGAGTTCGATTATGACTCACACAGCATCAAGTCCACCAATGCAAGCAAATTATTTTATTGTTCCAAATGTAGCAGATACTGAACAATATAGGTATATAACTCATCCGAGCGTAACGCCTAATGCAACAACTTTTTCTATAAGAGCTGCAGACCATCAAGTGGGTTTCTTTTATCTTATAATTAGGGATCTTCCTGCAAACTTTTCATTTCAGTCTTTAGTTGGACCAACTAATTTTTCGTCGGCCTCCACCGCTCGACCTGCAGGTGTTGCTACTAGTACTAATAATTTTTCTACTTATGCCACTAGATTAAGATTTGGAATGGGGTCACAGAGAATACTTTCATCCGGGTATGATCCTGAGTCTCAAATTTATATGAATTCGGGAATACCTCAACGATATTGGGTGACAACTTATGGTTACGCAACTAGAAGCAGTTATTTATCTGTTCATTGGGATATAATTAATCCGCAAACATATTCAAATTCATATACAGGTTCTCAACTCGATTATAATACACGGTACGAAACAAGTTTTCGTAGAGCATTTCAAAATTTTTGGTTAGATGGAACATATTATGAGTTTGACCTTGTTTTTAACGAATATTAATAAATATACAAGATAATAATATGAGAGTAAACGGAGGAATAATTGGCAATTCTTTAGTGCCAAATACAATAGATAGAAGTAATCAAAGTGGTTTATTTACATTAGATAATAGTCTGCGTGGATATGGCGGTTTTGCGTTAGGGGATTCGACTTTAAAACTGGTGGGTTTTGCAGAATTTAATACTACTGGTGCTGGTAGTTATTTAGGTTCAAGTAGTCAATTAGTAAATGGTTTACAACCTAATGATGTAATCTACTGGATAATGACAGATGCATATGTAGGTAGTACTACATCAACAACAACTGGTGCTACAAATTTAAATAATGCATATGGTTGGTATGCCGAGGCCTACAGAGAACCATATGATGGTGTTTCCGTCAACTCTCTTACGAACAGGGAGTTGGCATTTTATGATGTTAGACGAAATAGCAGTTCATCTAGAGCAATTGTTAACACAGATTTAAATACTACTATAATGTCAACATATAGATCATATATTGTTACAGGATATGGTATTGTAACACAGCCCGGTAATTACAGGATTTACACAAGCCTATACAATTTACCATCTGGAAGTTCAACATATTTTAAGCACACATATGCATTTGTATTTAGAAATGTGGATATTAATAGATTAACTACATATAGAGCAAGTTACAATATAGGACCTTCTCCGTATACAAGAGTGTTGTTAGGCAATTCATTACAACTTTCAACCTCACCTTTTGCAGGTTTTTATTACTCGGATGATAATTTTAGAAGTCTTACTCTGCCGTCAGGTAATAATAACGATACATTAATTGGTGTTGTAATTTCAACATATGACATAGTGAGTGAATGGCCAGATTATCTAAATTCTAAAAATAGAGGGTATGATCGTAAAAATTTAGGTTCAGGCTATTTTTCAATGTTAACTACTGATAAATTTTCCAATAGTGGTCTAACAACACACGCTTTCATTGGTGGAGCCTCAGATATGCAACTTACAACATATGTGCCAGGAACAGCATCAACATACTATCCAACTAATTCTAATTTGTATATAAGTGCTTATAGTGTTATGGTTCCCAGTCTCTAATACGCATTATCATAAAGGTATATTATTATGCAATTACTCAACAGAAAACTTTACTCATATAAAGGCGGTAATCCAAAAGTCTTGCCTGAACTTATACCAACAGAAAGTGGTAATTTTTTAACAAACTCTATAAATTTATCGGATAAAGTATTAGAAGAAAATGGATATATTAGAGTTGAAGACAAACCAGAAACAAATAATAGATTCTCTTATGTGACTTGGGAGAACGGATGGGTAATAAAAGATATATCTGATGAAGAAAAGAGTAGTATGATAGAAAGTCAATGGGAAAAAATACGAATGGAAAGAGATTTTTTCATTAGACAAAATACTTGGAGATACGAAAGAATTGCTAGAAGAGAACGATTAGGTTTAAATCAAATTGATAATATTGACGAATTAGACGTTTATATTCAAGAGTTGGCAAATTTACCCGAATCACAACAAGATCCATTTAATATTATATGGCCCAAATATAATGATCCTGAAAATAAATAAATATATAAATTCATATAGGAAATTTTAAACATGTCAAACCCAACTACAAGATCGCAGTTCAAAGACTACTGTCTACGCAGACTTGGGTTTCCTGTCATTGAAATAAACGTAGATGATGACCAAATTGAAGATAGAATCGATGATGCATTACAATATTGGCAAGATTATCATTTTGATGGGTTACAAAAAGTCTATTACATTAAAGCGATAAGTCAAACAGATGTTAATAACAAATATTTAGATTTGACTCAGGCAAAAGATAGAGCTAATAATACTTTAGATATTGTTGGTGTGACCAGGATATTTCCTGTCACAGATTCGCAAGCATCTATAAGTATGTTTGATCTACGATATCAGTTGCGCCTAAACGAATTATACGACTTCACTTCTGCATCATATATTAATTATACCATGACGATGCAACATTTAAGGTCATTGGAGATATTGTTTTCAGGTGAAGTGCCAATTCGTTTTCAACGACATATGCAGAGATTGTATATCGATTGGGCATGGGGAAATTATGAAGCACCAGTCGGAACAGTTGTTATTGCAGAGTGTTATGCAGCCATCGATCCTGCAGCATACACAAAAGTATGGAATGATCGTTGGTTAAAAGAATATGCAACTGCATTAATCAAAAGAACTTGGGGAAATAATATGAAAAAATTCTCAGGTCTACAATTGCCTGGTGGTGTAACACTCAATGGAGATAAAGTTTTTCAAGAGGCAACGGAAGAAATTGCAAAACTTGAAGAACAAATGCAAACTAATTATGGTGCACCGTTAGAATTTTTTATGAATTAAAATGGCAACTTCATCATATTTCAACAACTATGGTGCTCACTCAGAGCAAAGACTAATAGAAGACATTATTGTAGAATCTATTAAGATAATGGGATTTGATGCATTTTATCTTCCCAACGATAATGATGCAGCAAGAGACTTATTATTTGGTGAAGATCCAGTAAAAAAATTTAGAAGTGCATTTCCATTAGAATTATATCTTTCAAACTCAACTGAGTATATGGGTGAAAAAGAATTCTTTTCTAAATTTGGTCTTGAAATTAAAAACAATGTTAATGTAATTCTATCGAAACGATCATTTTCACAAAGAGTTCCTCAGAATGCTTTTACTAGACCTAGAGAAGGAGATTTGATTTATGTGCCGTTTATGAATGGTACAGGCGAACTATATGAAATTAAATTTACAAATCAAACAAAAGATTTTTTTATGTTGGGTAGAAAAGTTCCATATTTTTATGAATTGGAATTGGAGAAATTCAAGTATTCACAAGAAGTCATTGAAACTGGAGTTGACATTATTGATGAAGTCTTAACTCAATCTGCATATACAATAACATTAAAAGTAATAAAAGATTTGAAACAAGTTTACGCCTCTACTAATTGGTCTTCAGGATTATATGACAATAAAAACATAATTATTAGTCCCATAAATAATACTTTTTTAATTGAATTAGGTAATTTAAGAATAGGAGACACAATTCTATATAAAACGACATATACTTCAGATGAAGTGTCAGCAAAAATAGTTAATATAGCAACATTCGGTATTACTAATTATAATATAACAACAGATTCTGATATTATAGGTTTGTATGATTTAACGGAATTTACTATTTTACCTAGGAATGTGGCGAATTATGGTTATGGAACATACGAAATTAAAGAAACTGTATATCAGTCTACGGATGGAACATACAATAATGCCACATGTGAGGCGACACTACAGAGTTGGACAGCATTAACTGGAGAAATAACAATTACAAATATAAATGGTGAATTTGCATCAAACACCTATGTGTACGGCGAAACAAGCGGTGCATATCGTTATGTTACAGACTATGATGCGATGGAAACGGCACCAAAAAATGAAAACTTCGACAATAAATTTATCGAAGATGCTGTTAATCAGATCATCAATACGACAGAAATCAATCCTTTTGGTGATATTTAATGGCAAATATAACTTACAATAGAATCATAAGGAAAATAACACTAACATTTGGTGGTTTGTTTAATAATATCACAATGGTTCGGTATAACTTAGATGAAACCGAACAAGAAAGGTTAATAGTTCCTATAGCATATGGCACAAAAGAACTATATGTTTCTCGTTTAGAAGGCGATCCAGATTTAGATAAACAAGTCCAGATCACTTTACCAAGGTTCTCATACATTCTAAACGATATTTCTTATGACTCTTCTAGAAAATTAAATACGAATGTTCGAACCTTTACAAGAACAAGTACCGGAGCAGTTAGTTCACAGTATAATCCAGTACCATATGATTTAAATTATACACTATATTTGTATGTCAGAAATATAGAAGATGGTACACAATTAATCGAACATATTTTACCGTATTTTACACCTGATTACACTATTAAAGTTGACCTTATAGAAGAGATGGGAGTAACAAAAGAAATTCCACTTATATTAAAGAGTGTGAGCAATGATATCACCTATGAAGGAAATAGAGAATCCGAAACACGATATGTTATATGGACTTTAAACTTTACCGCAAAGGCATACATATATGGCAAGACTGCTGGTAATGTCGGACTGATTAGAAATTCTATTGCAAATATTTATGACTATGATAGTGAAACTAAATTGGCAAAAATTTATGTTACTTCAACACCTACTGACGCAAATGTTGGAAATACATATGCATACACAACGACAACGATGGAATTCCCAAATATTGTAGATGGGTTAAATATACCTGCAAACTTTGCCGGTGATGCATTAGTACAGGTTGGCGTAGATGATTTAAATTCATTACAAGAACGTATCACAGATTTAAATAGAGGATAGTTAAAATGTCTAGAACATTGCAATTTAAACGGTATTCACAATCAACTGTTGCAGGTATAACAGGTGCGGCAGGAGAACTGATAATTGATACAACAAATAATATTCTCACGGTTCACGATGGTGTTACCCGAGGTGGTCATTCTGTTGGTGTTTCCGCCAATACTGTAAATATTGTTTTTAATAAAGCAAATACGAGCAACATTATAGCGCAAGCATCGTTTGACCAAGGAAATTCAACACTTATTCTGGTGCAATCTTCATTCGATAAAGCAAACTCTGCGAATGTTCTAGCACAAGCTGCATTTGATAAAGCAAATACTCCAGGCTCGGGACAATTTGCTTTCGAAAAAGCCAACTCTGCCAATGTTTTAGCACAATCAGCATTTAATCAAGCAAATACTGCGTCTTCAAATACCATTTATTTGCAAGGTGGTTTAAATACTGCTAATTCAAATACCATTTATTTGCAAGGTGGTTTAAATACTGCTAATTCAAATACCATTTATTTGCAAGGTGGTTTAAATACTGC